AATAATGGTTATTGGAATAGATGCAAATAAAAATCGGTATGTATTGGAATATTACCGTGAAAGAATACCAACATTCGATTTACCTGAAAAGATTATAGAAATGGCTAGAAAGTACAGTCCTGTTAGAAGAGTTACCATTGAAACCGTAGCTGCACAGGAGATGGTCAGAGATATGGTGACAAGAATGGCTTCTGAAGATAGAAGACTTATACCTGGAATATTTAAAGGTGTTAAACCACCCGCAGGAATTAAAAAGGCAGATAGACTCGAAACATCACTAGGCCCGATTGTAAATAGTAAAAAATTATATATTCGTAGGGAAATGACTGATTTGGTAGATGAGATGTTTGAACATCCCGTACCTAAGAATGATGACCTTATGGATGGATTGTACTATGCAGACTACTATTCTAAAGCTCCAATTAGTACATCTATATCTGTTGGTGAGATGAGAGCTGGTAAGAAAAAGAGTGGCAAATTAAGGGGATATTACAACTGGATGACGGGTGCTAGACGATAATTTGGAACTTTTGGCCGATTTTTGCGTTTTTTTCTTTGAAATTATGCTATTTATATTTAATTTAGTGCTAAAACCTGGGTCACATTAATTATGGCAATAGAACAACATCCTTTAGCTAAGGAGAATCAAGAGCTACATCGAAGATGGCGTGATGCCAGAGCCGACTGGGAAATTGAGGCTCGTAATGATATTGATTTTTATCATGGCAATCATTTTACCAATGCCGAGTCTGAGGAGATGCAATCTCGAAATCAGGCTGATGTGCCTATGGATAGAATATCTCCGGCTATTGAGAAGCTCAAAAGTGTATTAACAGCCAAACCTCCCGTGTTTACTGCTGTCCCAAGAGAGGACTCTGATACAAAGGTCGCGTCTGCTTGGAGAACGATACTTGGGTATGTATGGCAAATATCTAATGGCGATGTTCACATGAAGGATGCTATCCATGATTATGCTGTGACGGGGCTGGGATATTTATATGTTTACATCGACCATGAGGCTGATTTTGGTAAAGGTGAAGTTAAGTTTACTTCAGTCAATCCATTTCGTGTTTATGTACCACCATCATCTCGTGATAGGTTTTTTCAGGATGCTGATTCAATTATCCTATCGACAATTCTGACTGGTGAACAGATTGTCAATCTTTATTCATTTTTAGGAGCTCAGATGGATGAAGAGACCGGGGAGGTTATTCCTGGAATCATTGAGGATATTTCTACTTATTCAGAAGAAGATTATCCGAATGCTCAAAACAAAAATAGCATGGTTATTAAGACACCGGCTGAGGCTAAGGACTTAGACCATTTTAATCATGAAAAATATCAAATATTAGAAAGATTTTATAAAACTAAAGTTCCGTTCTATAGGGTTGTTGATTCCCGAAGTGGGGAAGAGATGATTCTGAATGAACAGGAATTTGCTGCATTTTTAGAAGAAAATCCGGGAGTGTTTGAGCGTGGACTCATGAGCTTTGAGGAGGTCTTGCAGACAAGAATAGGCATAGTTGCGACCGTTGGTGAGGTTTTGTTATACGAATCTGTTCTCAATACTGATGTGTACCCTGTTGTACCCTTACCGAATATTTGGTCGGGAACTCCGTATCCCAAATCGGATGTATCCAGAACACGCCCAATGCAAAGACTCCTCAATAAACTTTGGTCTCTTGCATTGTCTCACGCTCAAGCTTCTGCTGGATTAAAACTTTTAGTTCCTTTGGGAAGTGCTGTCAATGGGTTAGACCAACTTGAAAGAGATTGGGCAAATCCAAATGCAGTTATCGAGGTTGATACATCTCAGGGAGAACCACATTATCCAGCTCCGACACCACTTGCGGCTGAGTTCTATCGACTGATTGAACAAGCAGAGTTTTATATAGATTTTATATTTGGACTGCCAGAGATGATGCATGGATTTGCTGAGAAGGCTCCTGACACAGTTAGGGGTACTGAACGTATGATGATGCTTGGTTCTGAACGTCCAAAATCGAAATTAAGAGATATTGAGTTCGCAATCAATATTATCGGAAGATTGTTGTACTCAGTATCTAAAGGACATTATACTTTCCAAAAAATGTTCAGATTGATACAACCGAATAATAATATAAACGAAGTTTCTGTGAATACTTTGTATACCGATATGAATCCTACGGTTATTGATATTGTAAAAGACAGGAACAATATTGGACAACATGACATTAGAATAGAAGCAGGGTCTACCTTACCAACAAGTAAATGGGCTGAGTATGGTGTCTACTTTGAAGCCTATCAGGCTGGATTGGTGGACAGAACAGAGGTATTGAAGAAGAATCCAGAAATATTCGACAAAGAAAGTATTTTATCAAGAATGAGTGAGATTGCTCAGTTGCAACAGGCTAATCAACAGTTGCAACAACAAGTCAAAGAATTGCGAGGAGACTTGCAAACGGCACAACGGGAGTCTGTCCAAGACAAGAAGAGAGTTGCGGTTGAGAAATTCAAACGTGACTTATCTGAAGTACGGTCAGACGCTAAAGCAGAAAAGAAAGTGCAAACAAATAAGTTTGCCGACACGGTGAAGTTCGAGTTGGAGAAATTAAAACCCGTCATAGAAAATATGGAAGAGGGTGTTGGTTCTGCTCCTGAAGACATCGAAACATCGTAGAAAGGAAAATCATGGAAGATTATATAGCTGAAGCAAATACCAGCGAAGGCGTTGTACAAGACGTTGTAGCTGGGACTGAGGAAACTAATCCTTTTGCTGAGGATAATAGTGCATTTACTGAGGAAGGATACGAAGGTGTCCCTCAACCTGAGATGCAATCTGAGACTTCACACGTAGATTGGGAATTGGAAAGTAAGAAGTGGCAGTCGTTATACGATAAGTCACAGACGAACTTGACAAAGCTGGAAGATGCCCTTGGAACTGCAGTGGAGATGCAACAGAACGCTCAGGCCGCAACTGTTAATCAGCAGAAAGAACAAGTACCTCAAGTATCCGAGGAGGAATTTAATCCTTGGGATGCCTATTACAAGCCGGATTCACCGTCTTATCAAATGAGAGTTGCTCAGGAGAATCAGTCGGTGTCACGTGCTATTGAAGGTCATATGTCTCAGATGAATGAGAATATTGCCTTGAATAACACAATTAATGAGTTGAAGAACGTGCATAAGATGCCCGATGAAGATGTTAAAGAATTCTTACAATTTGTTACCCAGCCAAAAGAAAATGTTGGTTTGGATAATCTTGTAAAGCTTTGGCAGGATGTCAACGGTAAAAAAGCATCTCAAGGCGTTTACGACTCACTTGAAGCGGTAAGAGCTTCCAAAAAAGCTCCCCCAAGTCCAGGAGCGATACAAGGGCAAGACCCTCGTATGCGACCTAAGAATGAAGAAGATTCAGCTTGGGATGGAATTATGGGAGCAAATGTTCATGGAAGATTACCGTAAATCTTAAACAACAAAGGAGTGTAAAATGGCAATTACTCAAGGTGGAGTAAAAACTACGGATGTCGTCCAAGCTTCGTCAAATAGTCACGCAAGTGCTCATGGTACTACGCCTGACGTTAGACGGTTATATAACTTTGGAGACAGAGTAGCAGACCTCTCACCAGAAGAATCGCCCTTTTTCGTATACTTAAGCAAAGTAAGTAAAGTACCTACTGATGATTCAGTATTTCGTTACTTGGAAGACCGCTCTAAAATCGACTGGACTAGTCGTGATTTTAGCCTAGATGGAAATGTAAATGGAGGTTCTGCTGTTTCAGCTGGAACATCATATACAATGACAGTTGATGACGCTGCTAGCTCACCATCTTCTATCGATTGGTTAATAAAAGGAATGGTTTTTGCAGTAGAAACTGCTGATGGTAGTGCTGCGGATGCAGCTGATAAAGCAGCTGCTCAAGTTATTGTTAGAGTTGAATCTGCGCCAGTAGATAATGGAGCTGATACTACCTTTACAGGTAAAGTTATTAGTGTTTCCCATTCTGATGGTGGTACAGATTATAATAAACTGCAAGACAATAATAGATGCCAAGTTATTGGTACTTCTTTTGCTGAAGGGACTGGAGCTCCTGATGTTTGGTCAAGTGAAATAGACGACAATTACGGCTACACGCAGATTTTTAAAACTGCAGCTGAAATGACAAATACAGCTATTGCTACAAGATATAGGGGTTACCCTAATGAGTGGCAGCGTATTTGGGCACTTAAGCTTCGTGAGCATAAGGTCGATATTGAACGTGCCATGCTTTTTTCACAAAAAGCTCGTCAGGGAAGTATTCAGTATACAGAAGGGCTTGTTGGACATATATTAGTTAATACTGACGCTACAGATTCAGGCGATTTAAGTTATTCATCAGGTAAAGCATATTTGCGTTCTCTCGCATCTACCGCTTTAACATATGACCAACTTTTATCAGACCTTGAAGTTGTGTTCGACCCAGCTAGGGGTGGAAGTGGGGACAGACTTGTTCTTGCTAGTCTACCAGTAATTACTTTCTTTAACAAACTCGGTGACGGTGCATTTATGGATGCTTCTATGGGGTATCAATATTCTCCATCAAGGATGAATTTTGATTCTAAAGAAGGAGCATTTGGACATAAAGTAATGACAATCGAGACCGTTCATGGAGCGTTGCATCTTGTAAAAGAACCTCTGTTCCGTGGCATTTCAAGTGGATTCATGCTATTCGCTGATATGACTAAAGTGGCATATCGTCCTCTTGTCGGTAATGGACTTAATCGTGATACTTATATTACGACTAATGTTCAGTCTGATGATGAAGACTTACGTAAAGACATGATTCTTACAGAAGCTGGTCTTGAAGTGACATTACCAGAGTCTCATATGATGTATAACATCGAAGACTTGTAAGGAGTTTAATTATGAGAGCTGATTATTTGAATGAAAATAGTGGTGTTAGTGATTTAGCTAATAAATATGAGGTTATTACAGTTGCTCGTACGCTGACCGCTGCGGATTCAGGAAAGGTATTTGGTATCGACCAAGATAGTGGTGCATACGAAATTACTTTACCTTTAGCAGCTACAGCTGGAGCGGGTTGGAACGTAACATTTATTAATGTAGATGTTGGTTCTAATGCTGTAACCATCGCTAATAATACGGATGAAGATACTATCGTAGGATACACCTCTGGTGGTGATGGTGGAGCTGGTTCTTCCACCGATTCTACAGCGGTAGATGAAATCGTATTTATTAGTGGTTCTCAATTAGGCGACAAGGTTGACTTGTTTTGCGATGGTGTATATTTTTACGCCAATGCAACAGCTCATGACGTTGCTCATATCACTATAAGCTAACCTGTAAAGGTTGACAGTTTTGTAGAACTGTGGGGTAGGTCGTATAAAGGGCTTACCCCAAATCTACTAAGAATTTTAAAATTGGAGAAATTATGGCTGTTTATGCAAATGTTAAATGTAAAGTATTTATTCATCCAGCTAATCCTGGTATAGAAACTGGTGATGTTGGAACTATGGCGAGAGATATTAAAGATTATGTTGATACTTTAGATTCGACAAATAATAAAGTTTTATCTATTACCCATACGCAATTACGTGGTGATAGAGTTATGACTGTCGT